CTTCACCAACCTATTCCATTTTCTTTGAGACGGAATAAGCAAAGGAACTCGAAAGCTACATCAGGGGCTTATCACCCCATCAATAGCTACCCATGCTGTACGGAAGCCGACTATTGGTACGTCGACTCCTCCCTTACTAGGGAAGGGTATCTTCTCAGATATACCGTAAAGCGTAGCGACGCCGGCCGTGTAATCGTCCCAAAAGGAGCGATTGCGTACCGGGTGTACGGGGAGAACACCACGTACCTGACGAAAACCGCGCGATACTCGAAGATCCCATTTCTGAAGATCATCCGAATGCAGCACTGTGTCGCCAAGTACTGGTGGACCGTAACACTTACGTAACTGACTCGGCAGAAAGGACCGAATCAATCCAAGCGTCTTTCCAATTGGAATACGAAATTCCAGACGCTGAAGTTTGTTGTGCAATGATATCCATCCAAGAGGATCCGAAGGATCTTCCTCGATGAATACAGATCGCACATCTCGCCCCGACCAAAAGTCACCTCCACAAGATTCCCGGAAGGGACCCTCATGGAAGGTTTTCTTCAGATTAGGACGAAAGCCAAACAAAGTAAGTGCACACCGCAGAACTCTGTAGCATGGCGACGGCAGAATAATGTCATCGCCATACACAGAGAGGTTTTCTGGGACCCTCGGCGAGTAGCCGGAAAGTTCCATAGCGGCGGCTGCGATTCCGGCGAAGATTGCGGTCTCGAGTTCAAAGGTAAAACCGTTGCCCATGCTACTGATCTTCTCAAGCACGAAAGTGCCTTTGGGAGTTACAGTAACAGGACTACGGTAATTGAACAAAAGGACCTGCCAATCTGCCGGAAGAAGCAGCTTAACACACTGTGTTGTCACAGTATCACTAGCAGAAGAGAGGTCTACAGTTGCAAACTCACCCGTGATGCTAGATCTACGGGCAAGTGTGCGATGCCACTCTTGTGATTCGAAACCACAAGTCTTTTTCGTGGCAAGCAGACCCCACTTACGGAGACGGAGTTTTAAGCCGTCTCCCACACCGAGTTGCGCATACACGTTAAGTGTAGGCTCACAAGCAATTGGTCTATCGGTTGTTCCATCCTTTGGAACAGTCGTAAACCGGTTGCCGCGTACGACCCTATCCCGGAGACCTGGGATAATAGGCGCTCCTAAGAAGCCGCCTGCTACATTTCTGTACCAGGCGGTCTCAAAGAATCGACTATTTTCGATCGTGCAACGAGGTGTATGCTCGGGTAAGGTACAAAATTTGTTGATAATCAACGAATCCTGCCCCTTCAGCAGATACGTAGACCTCATTGAAGGACGCCCCGTTAAACTGGGGACTGTACCGACGAACCTCTTCACCCATTTTCGAGCGCAACGTACGAAAGTAAGCTGCGCTTGCAAGTGCCGATCATCAAGATCGGCATGCAAAGGGTAATCGAGGTACATCTGTATGGCCTTGAGACGTTCATTTGTGTTCTTATTCGAACGTTCGTCATCCAACCATTTCTGGTAGGCGACGTCCGCCGTATCAATACTACTCGGAAGCGGAAGCTTCCGGAGTAGATTGACCGCGATAGAATCGCGATCATATGACTCGGCACAAATGTAATCTTGAGGATTAACACGCCTTTCGGCGATGTCATCCCAGCACCCATACTTGAGCCGTAAGGCACAAGCAAGGGAAACTGGCGTATCAATTCGCTCGTAAATCGACGAAGCGACACGGCGGATAGCTTCCGACACGTTTCCAGCAGACATCATCTTCCTTTCTAGGAAAGATAAATTTCATCCCAAAAGGGACTCGACCGTTAAGTCGGGGCGAAGCCGCTTTTCACTGCGGCTTGGAGGAGCGTACTCGCCAACAGGTTGGCCATTTGAGCAACATGCTCATCGTGGTTCGTCTGGGCGAACTCGCTCTTCAGTTGAAATTCTGCGTGGAACTTGTCCTGGTCTACCACCGTTGTCAGCCCCGTCGTTGAGTTGGTGCTGGTGATAGGGTAGGACCCATCGATGGTGACGATACGGACTTTTCCGTTCACCGAAGACTTCGAGGAAACGCTCAATGACGGACCGGCCGAGGGGATACCTGAGGCAGCGGTTTGACGCCAGAAAGCGGCACTCTTGTCACCGGCGGATGGAACGAGCGCCGTATAGACAACATTGGTGGTACCGTCGTTTTTCTTGACGGTGATATCAGCCATACTGGGCATGAAAAGCTCCTGCTATTTGATCTTCGATCCAGCAATGCCAGCGAGCAAAGAGAGCCCGTGGATAATCTGCCATTTCGAAAGGTTGAGCTTCAAACGAGGGGTAGGTAGCGGAATGCCACCGACTTCCCTGTAGAAAGCAAAACCGGAACTCTTGTTGTCATAAGAGATCGGAGAGGCGGGGCCCCCCCAATGGGTCTTTTTCCAACCGGAGGTCCGGGCGGATCGCGAGACGTAAGAATCCTTAAGCTCGATCCCGAACAGGTCATCTAACGAGTGGAGGAAACCTCCAAAATCGTAGAACCAGTCAAAGACAAAGCTAAAGGGTACAAGGTCCCAGGCTAACGCGATAGGGTTAGTTAAACCCATAGCCTGAGCCCTCTCGAGATTAGGGTTAGTAACGGTCGCAGTAGCTCCAATTTTCACATTGATTTTCGTCGTTGCGAAACTTGGAAAGTACCAATGACCGCTATTATCGCCATCTGGCGGCGTATCCTTCGCTGCGCCACGGGCCTTAATAGGCTTAGTGACGTCAGAAGAGAGGATCTTAGCCGTTGCTTGACAATCCGATATGAGTGGATGCAACGCATAAACCCAAATGAGGTAAGCCTCATTTAGGTACTTAAGCGGTACAGCCCACTTATATTTCGCACGTTTGTAAACACGCGCGATCTTCTCGAGATCTTCCCAGGAAGATGCAAACAACAGTTTCCCAAGCTCATAAGTTTCCTTATACTGGGCCAAAGTTTCAGCCCAGTTCGCGCGATCAGTAATTTCTTGCTGAAAACGCGCGTAAGCTTGGTTATAAGCATTTGCACTAGCTCCACGAACCCAGGTCTTATCGGTGCGATTCATCACGACATCAATGATACTGGCTGTTGTACCAGTCTCATTAGTCCAGAATGAGGTAACATCGGCTTGACGGAGTTCATACGGCAGAGGTTTCTCGTACGGTCCCTTGCCATTAGAGGCGGGGACTGTATAGTAGTAATGATCTGGCGTATTAATATTAGGCCTTGTCATCACTGACTCCGCTTAATACTGGAGTTGTTCGCGGAAGAATGCGAACGGTTTGTCTTCGTTGCTCTACTCGAACAACGAAAAACAGCACGAAGAACTACTTCGGCTAAAGGGACCAAGAGACTCTTAATGAAGGACGACATAAGCGATTCCTGTCATCGAAAGCCCGAGGGCCAAGATGATAAGAACGAGTGTGTCTATCCTCATCAGAAGCTCCAGGCAAACACGAACAACTTCCGGATTATCCGCAGAATATGCGAGATAAGAAGGAGGGTGTTC